AGGTCACGTTGCTGGTAGGCTTCAGACCGCCTTCAGCTACCGGTGCGGCGCCACGGGTGTGCACGTTTTCGCGGAAATAGGTGTAGTTCTGCCCGGACACGGGAATGGTGGTCAGCAGATCGCGGATCCGCAGCTCCTGGCGGATACCAGGTTGAATAACCGGGTCATAGATGGGAGCCACGATGCCGGCGCTGGTGACCTTCATTTCCTTCATGCTGGCGAGGTCGGATTTCGTCACCTCGATTTCCGCAGTGCTGACGCTTTTTTGCTGAAGACCTTTGTAATTGTCATGGCCCTTGACCATGTCGATAAAGCTTTTGCCCTCCCCTGGCTGGCCGCGAAGCTTCACGCCCTTCTGTTCCAGTTCCTGCACCTGGTCGATGACCTTTTGCAGCTCTCCTTTTTGATCTTCGATCTGCTTCCTCAGATCGCCGGTAACCTGATTACCTTTCTGAACCTCGGTCATGGCCGAGTCATACTTTTCTTGCAGGCCCTGGAAGCCTTCCTTCAATTGCAGTTCCAGAGAGGTTTTCAGCTCTTTCACTTCGCTCATGGCTTTGCTCCGAATGTAGTAGCGAATAGGGTGGAAATTTCTTTCAGCTCTTCCACGATCGCCGTGGCCTCGCTGCCGCCGTCACGGCGGAGCGCGGTATAGCCGAGCGAAGCGACTGCTGCCGCTTCCTTCTGCGAGAGCCCCACGCGTTCGCGCAGGGCCTTCTCGAAAAGCCTGATGTCCGACTTCACGCTGAGGACTTGCGCCTCGGGGTTCATGCCGAACGGTACGAAGGAAGCCTCCCAGAGTTCGGCCTCCTTGATGAGGCGAACACGCCGGCCGGCGCGGTCCTCGAAATCTGCCTTGATGGTGTTGAAACCGATCGACATGCTGTCGAGGATCCCGGCCTTCATCAGTTCGTACGCGTCTTTTGCGTAGCTCACCGCCTGGTTGACCGTCCCTTTCACCAGAAGGCCGTGGTCGTCCTGCGTAAAGTCAGCCAAGCCGACTAGCCGTGTCAGGTCGTGATACAGCGCGAGCTTTAACTTGCCACTGCGGGTTGTTTTGACTTTGGTAAAAGCACCGGGAAGGATGACGTCGTCGCCGAGGTCGATGTTGTTGAACACCGCCGCGTAGCCCTCGAAATTGCCGGCGTCATCCACGGCTTTCAGTTCGAACGGGACTTCAATTGTTGACATTGGTCTGCATCTCCCAGCGGGTGACCTTGTTGTATTCGTCGCCATCCAGTGGCGGCAGATTCTCTTTCTCGCGAACCTCGTTGATGAACATCCATCCAGACCCGCCAGAACCGCCCAGGGCAGCCTGGTAGTAAGCTGCTCGCCCTGCGCTGTCGGCACGTAGAAGCCCTTCGACGGTGAACTCGACGAAGCGGGATGACTTGCGATAAACCTTGTCGTTGAGCTCGTCTTCAACAGCGTCGATGTAGGGCTTCAGACCAAAGGTGATAAACCCGGTGAGCTGTTGCTCGAGGTTCGAACCCATGATGGAAGTCTTGCCAGCCCGGTTGGCCAGCCAGAGCGGCACACCGTAGATCCCCGCCAGCGCCTCTTCCTGGAACTGCTGGGACTCGATGAATTGGGCGTCTTTCTGACTGAGTCCAGCGGGCACAATCTTCGGGTTGCCCTGCAGAATGGCCATCTTGCCGATATCGTCGACGTCGCCTTGGCGCACATCCGGAAACTTTTCCATTACCTGGGCTTGCTGGGCCTTGGTCAGGAACTGCTCGTAGATGACATAGCCACCCGTGAAGCCGCCCTTGCGCATGAAGCGGGACGACCATTGCTGGCCAGCTTTGGCAAGTCCCATCGTTTCCGCTTGATATTCAATCGGCGAAAGCCCAACGATGCCGTCCAGGCTGAACAGCTTGAAATGCAACATGTTCTCCGGCGAAACCGGAAAACGCTCGCCCTGTGGTGGCGTCACCCAGTAAATCAGCTCGTCCTCAGTATCGATGGTGACGGTGTCGAACTTCAGCGGTACGAAACCGATCGCCTCACCGTTTCTGTTGCGCTCGATAAGCGCAAAAGCATTGCCCCGCAGAGCCATGTTCACCACCACGAACTTGAGGAAGTTCAGCAGGGTCATGTAGGGGTTGGGCTTGCGCAAAAGCTTGAGTGCCCGATCCGTCGACGGCACTACTTTCCGACTGCCCTCGGTGTCTGAGTACAGCTTGAGCGGAAGGCCGCTCAGCGACTCGGAAAGGATCTTTACACACGACCACACCATGCTGATGGAAAGTGCAGTCTTCGTGGTTACACGGACACCGGCCTTGGTTCGTTTTCCTCCGATTTCCATGTCCACTTCGACGTAATCGCCCGTGGCCGGATCGGTGTAGCCGAAGAATCCCCAGGTACGGGGGTTGTACCAGCGAAATGTCATGGTCAGCCTACTAATCCGAAAAAGCCGTTATTGAGGTAATCGTCCATGCCGCCGCGTGCCTCAGGATTCAGAGCGAGCAGTGAAACGGCGTTGAAAGTGGCCATGAGCGGGTCGATTTTCGCGGTGCCTGAGGCCTGTTTCGTGATCAAGAAGGCATTCGCTGACGGCACACCCTTCGCGTTGCCGCAGGCCCAGGCCATCAGGGGTTGGCCACAGTGAAGAAGAGCGCCCTCGGCGAGCTTGCGCTCGGTGGTTTTGATAGCTCCTGTCAGCTTCCAGCCTTGCGAAATACCGATTACCTGGTCTTCTGCTATGCCCGCATCGGCCAGCGCATCGAGAACCGCGCCGATGCCGGCCGGATCGAGCCCAACCTTGTCGAGCAACCCGGCCGCATTGATCCGAGCGACAGTCGCCGCGAGGTGGGCGACGTCATCGCCGATCTTTTGCACCAGCGTTAGGTCACCTACCGCCGCCAAGTCCATCAACCGCGGTGCCTCTGACTTCCGGCGCTGCAGGACAGATGGGTGAGCGTAAGCGTGTGCCCAGTGCAGCCAGGTTCGCGACTCTCGAACACGCCCCATGACCGCCAGACCCAGCAAGTCATCCAATCCGCCACCGTCGACGCCCACTACGATCACTTCGCAGCGCTCGATGAGCGAATCCAGCGTTAGGCCCTTCTCTGCCTGCGGCTCCCAGAAGTCGGCGCCGACCCAGCTGTCGGACATCAGCGCAAGGCCGATCTCGATGTTAAGGAACTTGGCCAGAAAGCCTCGAACCTCGGCTTCACCGTCGAGTTCGGCCTGCATGAACAGTCGTTCAAGGGTTGGCCTGTCCACCGAGTACCCCATGTTGGGGTTCACCAGGTGGAAATTCTCAGGCCGTCGAGCCTCGCCGCTTTCGATCATCTCCGGCGGAAATTCGTAGATCACCGGAAGGAAGCGAGGATCGTCGATTCGACCTTCGCGCACACCACGCGCATAGCTCAGTTTCGACTTGAATATTCAGGCTGGTGGCTCGTTTGACTGAGTCGTTAGCCAGATAATGAAGCCTTCCGGACGAGACAGAAGTCCGCCCGTAGCCTCCCGGATCATGTCCGGCGCCTTGACGTTCTTGCCGAACAGCCAAGCCTCGTCGATCAAAACGCCAACGGCCTTTTTGCCACCGACAACGTCGCTATCTGCCGCGACGACCTTCAGCGTTGCGCCAGTCTCGCGGTGCGTGATCAGTTTCAGGTGCGGCTGAACGTGAAGCAGGTCACTCAGCTCGTCGTCGTGCTTGACCATGGCCGCGCATGGCTTGAAAGCGTTGTCGGCAATCTCCTTGGTCGGCGCCAGGATGATGAACTCGGCTTCCAGTCGCCAGTTGCGAATCAGCGCCGTCAGCATGATGGCCGCCGCGATCGTCGATTTGGAGTTCTTCTTCGGAATGCAGAGGAAGTACTCGCTGATCAGGCGATGGCCTGTTTCGCTGTTGTAGCTACCGAAGATCGCCCCAGCGAAATCTATAACCCAGGGTGCACACGCCGTTTCGATGGTTGGGCAGCCGGGTGCGTCCACGATCTTCAGGGAACGGAAGACCTCTAACCCTTCCTCGGCCTCGGCGGGAAACAGTGGCGCCGGAATGATTGATTCGCCCACTGAGAGACGCTGCCACCAGTCCGGGCAGGCAGTTGTCCAAAGCATGGGTTACTTCCTTACAACGGTGAGCGGCGGCTTGCCGGCGGAGTACTTGCCCTTACCGGCTTCCTTGGCAGCCTGCTCCTTCAGGTCTTTCTTGCCTGCTTCACCCTTTTTGCCATGAACGTAGGGCACAGCTGTCTGGGCAGCGTTGCGGCGGTCGAATACCTTGGCTCTGGGCTCGTTCATCAGCGCCAATAGCCAAACCAGCGGGTCT